AAACATCTGAGAAGGGATCTATAAACCTGATAGCAGGTGCATTTACCTTCACAGGTGTAATCAAATTACCGTGTTTTCCCACAAATCTGCTAACTCCCGAAACTAAGGTCTTAGTTCCCTTTGCTTCTTTCAATAAAGTAGCATAGCTTTTCAGGAGTTTATAGAAATCTCCAGAAGCAAAACTGACATCATTACCATTAACAGCAAGTCTGACCAAATCATTGGCAATCTCATTACCAAAGATTTTCTCTACTCTTGCTTCAAAGTCTGGGTCATACAAATATTGACGAATAACCTCAATAGGCAGATCTACTTGTCTCTCCAAATGATGAACATAGACCTCGTCACCAAACATATTAGCCCATTTATTACGAGAGGCTACTACATTGGCATTATCTTGAGGTGTAGAAGTTATGCGTTGAGTATCGGTTAACTGTTCAGGAATACCTGTCCAGAAATCCATTGGAATAATACTGGAATCTCCTGTTAGCTTATTATACCTGTCCAAAAACCAAGACTGGGAATTGATAAGCAACATACTTTCCTTAGCTTCCAAGCCTTGTAGATGTCTTGCTCTGGTAAACTCAGCAAAACCATAATTGGTGGTATATTCGTTTTTCCAGATAGTTCCGTCTCTCAACTTTACCTGATAACCTGCCTGTTCTAACATCATTGCAGCCAAAGGATTAACATAATTCTTAGCCACATTCCGTCTTTTAGGCATTGCACTATCAAGTGCCTTAATTAACTGTTGAATTAACTCTTCTCCCATTTTTTCTCCTATAGAATGGAACTCTTATAAGCAGTTACTTCATCCTGCTTATTGTTAGCAGTTTTGGCAGTTGTATCGGTAGAAATTGCCTCAATAATGCTATCCAGTTTCTTATTGAGTTCTACCAGTTTCTCATCAATCTTAGTATTAAAAGATTTCTCAATCTCTTCTACCTTAAGATCGGCAAACTTATCCAAAACCTCTTTGCCTTTTACTAATACATCTTGCATAGATGCGATGTTACCATCCATCTTTTTAACTGTTTCTGACAGCTCTAACAAATTTGTCAAAGCTTTTTTCAGTTCTTCATCCATTGTTACCTCCATTGGACTTTCTATGGTTAATGTTTTGCCTTGTAGCAAAGCTTTTACTATCTCCAAAATATTCATCTTTTCATATTCAGCTTCGGCAGTTCCATATAAGGAATAACCTGTAAGCTCTCCTTTTTTAATTCTTTCCCAAACCTCATCAGTAGCCTGAGTAGCAATTACCCAAGTTCCTTTAGTTATGGTCTCATTATTGACTACAAAATCTGTAGGAGCAATAAAACTCTCAATTACCTTGCCTGCACCTTCCTCTAAGTTGTGCATACTATCAATTTTCTGATAATCCAACATAAACTGATGAGCTGCTTTCTCTAAGGTCTTTTCATCAGTCCAATCTCCGTGTGCATCTACAGTATTAGGTGCATAAACAATACCATAAACCTTTTTCTCTTCATTGTCAGCATTACAGATAAGCTTAACATTCATCTGAAAGTCAGGTTTATGCTTTTCCTCTTCATATCTTTTTGTCAAGTAAAAAGATCTTAAATTGGCAGCCTTATCTACATAAGAGATATATTCTACCTTTAAGTTCTTAAGTTTTCTTCGTCTCAGCTTTCGCATTCTTCCTCCTTCTTGTATTTTATTCCACAGTAATCCATTACCTTTCCACATCCAAGCTTATTTATACAATAATCATATATTTGTGGATGTGTGTCTTGCATTAGCTGAAATTTATTTGGTTCTTTTTCCATATGAACACCAAACATACACCACATACAACCAGTTCTTTTATAGCCCATATCGTATATTTTAGAATAAGGGACATTGAATTGCTTAATGTATTCCCAAATATCTTGTTCAAGCCAAAAAGATAGTGGTAAGCAAACTGGTCTGTTTAGGTTGAATCCATTGCATCCATTTTGTAAGTATTTTTGCTGCCTCATTCTTGAGTCTTGTGCCATTGTTCCAATTATTGGGTGCAAAGATGTTTCTTTTTCATATTTTTTTGCTGGTATTTTTTTCATTACATCGCAGCATCTTGAATCAATCTTAAATGGAGCATTAATTAAGAATTTCCATTTTTCACTAATCTTGCCATTACCATTTTTATCGCCATATAGTCTTTTGTTTTTTAGTTTAATAGAATTTGTGGATGTTATTTGTGATATTTTGTAGGCAACTTCTTTGCTCACAACTGGATACCCATACTTCTCAATTACTTCAAGAAAAGACATCTTTGGCTTAACCCAGTCAACATTATCAATTGTTTTAACAAATTCTCTTATCTCTGGATATTCAAGTCCAGTATCAAAAAATACGGCTTTTACATCTGGATACATACCTCTAACTATATGAAGTAAAACAGTTGAGTCTTTGCCACCAGAAAAAGACACGTAAACCTGTCCATCCCAATGTTCATACCACTCTTTAATGCGAAACTTAGACATCCTAATTTTCACGTCAAGTGGCAAAGACTGTTTTTGCTTTAATTCATAGGGTAAAACTTTTAAGTCCAAGTTAAACCTCCCCTTCACTGTGAATCGTTCTCGTATCGTCTAATAGCCATCTTTACCTCCCTCTGGCTGAATCTATATCATTGGGATGTTCATAGGTATTCTGACCTGGAACTGAACCTGTATTGGGAGCTTTTTTGTTATTATTTCCGTGTAAAGCACCTTCAGGTTTAACAGGATAACCCTTCTCTGCTCTAATCTCTGTTACAGTTTTAACAGGTTTACCTTCATCATCCACAATATTGGCATAAATGTTATTGATAATAGCGTCATCCTTATCATTGGTAGTATCTACCTGTAATAAACTGAACTTAACATCTAAAGCAAAGATCTCACTCAAAAGAGTAGAAAAGAAATTGGAAATCTTATTCTGTCTTGGTGCAATAGTTCTCTCTACAAAATCCCTTAAACTTCCTATAGTTTCTGTTCCTGTAGATAGACCTGAAGCTACTGTTATACCCATAAGCTTAGGTGGTATCTGATGAACGGTAATAATCTCATCTCTATTCTTCCGATATTCTTCCAAAAAGCTACTATTGAAAGAAGAAGAAATATCTACAAAATCTGCTTCTGAGCCTTCATCGTCTAAAGTAATTATCAATAATCTATGAGCATTATCAATACCCTTATAGTTATCTGTCATATAGTTCTTAATACTTTCTTTATTCTCTTTAGACATAAGTGTTCCTTTTAAGATTAAAGCCTTATCAGGTGTAGCATTATTATTGAAGAAAGTAGTCCCATACCTGCGAATATAACTATTCTCCAACATTGCTTCCAATGCTGACATATAAGCAGGATAACCATAAAAATAAGAAGCAGTATTATAGTTACGCATACCTACCAAGTATCTAACTCCATTCTTCAATTCACCACCATTATAAGGCTCAAATTCTACTACTTCTCCATCATCGGTAACATAACAATATTTATCAATTCTGCCTTGTTTATTGACTTTAACATAGACATACCTGACAGGTGTATTAAAGATACTAACTCTATCTGCTATCCTAATCAACTCCAAATAGGCTTCATCATAAACATAAAACTCATAAGTAAAAGCATCTACGATATCTTGAAAGGTCTTGAAACTATCATAATTGGGTTTATGTAAAAAGGTATTTAATTTTCTATTATTGGAACTGCATTTATATCCCTTTTGAGAAGTGGCAATGCTCTTAACATCAATGGAACTCTTATGAGTTGGGTCTAATGCCTCTAACATAGGCAAAAATGCTCTATCTATGGGAGGTATAACACAACCATATTGGGTTAAAGCATTCTTAGCTTCCAATGGTATAGCTGCACTTGCAGGTAATATATCTCTCTTAGCCGTATTAAAGATATATACCTTATCTGGTATGCTCTGTATATTGTTATCTGGCATTTATAACCTCCACTAATGCACTATTCTTTGGTTTAATCAAACTTGCCAAACCTGCCAATGTATCTGGTGCGTCATCAAACTCATTATTTCCCTCTGCCAGATATTCTGTCAAGTCTTTTATAAACATACCATAAAAGTTGTTATTATAGGACAATCTGGGAAAGATGAACATAGTCTTAATTAGGTTAGAGTTTAACATTATCCTTAACTCTTTATTTTTGGACTGAACTTTTGTCCCAATAGTAACTTCAAAGACCTTATCAGGTCTCTCTATTCTCATATTATCCAGTATCTTACCTACTTCTTGTCTGATTTCTACTGCTATTATTCTACCATCTTTATTAGATTCAACAATATAATAGTTAGGTAAGAACTTAATTATTTGTTCTACTAACAATGGTTTATAATATTCATAACTCTTTCTGGTATAAATAATATCCAAGATATAAGCTAAACCATTTTTAATACCTATGATAACCGAACAAGTCCAATTAGTTCCCTTATCTGCTGGATCACACCAACCTATAATGGCATCATAATCTTTAGGAAACAGTTCTTGGTCTAAGAAGCAAAGAGATGATTTGGGAAATAAAGCACCATATTTCTGCACTACCTTATTCATATACATAGTTTCCCAAATGAACTCTTCTCCTGCAACATAATATTCATCTCTTAAGGTATGCAGTTTTTCAGTTGACATCATAGCTTCACAACTAGATTCATCATTATCATTCAAAGCAGGATAAGAAACAAAAGTCCATAATCCACCTTCTTCTACAGTTCCTTGTAAATCTATCAGTCTATTGATAAGATCGCCTTTACTCCACATAGTAGAAATAACAATGGTAGGACATTCAACACCTGTATCGGGATTGCTTTCATATCTGGTCTTTTGAATAGAATAATACCAATCCCAAACTATCTCTAACTGATTAGGGCTCATTGCGTCTGCCATATTCTTAATAGGGTCATCTACAATACCTGCCAAATTACATCCATAACCTGTAGTAGTTCCTCTTACACCTGAACCAAAATAGGCAAATTGCTTACTGGTAGTCAAAGCCCAACAATCCAATGATTTCTTAGACTTGGAAAGCTTAATACCTTCAAAAGCAGTCTTAAATAAGTCTGACCTTATCATTTGTCTGACATCATAGGAGAATTTATGAGCCAAATGATCTCCATAAGTATTACGCATAACACAACCTGTAGGATGATTACCCAAAATCCAGGCACAATAGTTAGAAACCAAATAACTCTTACCAGCTCTGGGATATATAGAGATAGCAAGCTTCTTAATCTTGCCTTCTTTAACAAGTTGCAGCTTAGTTGCTACATCTTTTAAGAGAGTTTTGTCATCTATAAAGAAATCTGGGTCATATTCTTTACAATATTCCCATAAATTGTCTCTTAAATAGTTTTTTTCCTGCCTTTTTTGGATTTCTCGCCTAATTATTTCCTGATTTATGTCCTCTAAAGTTACTTTTTCATTCAACATTTTAATCTTCATCCTCTATATCTTGAGTAGTAGAGTCTACCAATTCTTCATATTCGGCATCT